CAGCATCGTAAATAGAGTCCGCGAAGCGGCTCTGGATCCTTCGACAGGGTTTATCCAACCGGCAAAAATAGATGCTTTTTTACAGAACCCCGCATTAGATGCGTTGGGCGTAGATCTGAAAACAACGCTACAGCCGTTGCGTGAAGAAGCGGCTCGCATAAATACTGGTCTTACCGAATTAACTAACAGAGCTAAAAAAATAGGAAAAAGCGATGCGTCGGCTGTTGTTGACGCAGCGCTTAAGAACGCGCCAGAAATGGATTTTCTATTGCGTCGAATTGGGCCCGATGCGCGCGAAGCTCTACGTAAAGAAGTTACTGACCGCGCCTTGGGGCTTATAAAGAGCGGCGCGCCAGATAAGGCGGTAAAGTTTCTGGACAAACACGCCAAGCCATTAAGAATAGCTATCGGCGATGAAGCTATAAACGATATTCGTGGGCTTGCCGACGCGCAGTCCGTGCTTTTGGAAGCTGAAAAAACAGCGCCGCGCCCTATCAGGGAAGTGGCTACGCAGCTCGATAAATTTACGCCAGAACAATTAACGGACGTGAATACACTACTACAAGAAATTGATAGACTGGAAAAAGTATCTGGGCTTGCAAAAGTTCGGCCTACCGGAACTACCGCCGAGCTGGCTGCGCAAGAAGGTCTTTCTGGTGAACAGATACCGGGAGTTATGTCCCGCGCCGTTACGTTTACAAAAGCGATGGTGGACAGGATATCAAATGTAGCGACACGGCGTATGCAGGTAGAGATGGCTAACCTGTTAATAAAAGATAGAGAATTGTTAGGCCGCCTGATCAATGAGTCTCTAGGTAAAAAAGAAAGTTCACGGCGATCATTACCCGCTATGGGTGTGGGCGCGGGGGTTGCCGCAGGATCTCAAAACCAGAACGCGATGGCACGGTGATGACGAGCGAAACACAGATCTTCTTCGACGTGGCCGTAGCCGTCATCGGCGCGCTGGGCGGCTGGATCCTCAACACCGTCTGGACGGCTGTTAAAGAGCTACAGAAAGCCGACAAGGAGCTGGCCGAGAAGGTCGGCGAGATTGAGGTGCTGGTCGCCGGGCGCTACGTCACCCGTGACGAGTTCAACCACACGCTCAGCCAGGTATTCGCCAAGCTGGACACGATCCGCGATATGCTGGCCAAAAAGGTCGACCGATGACAAAACTCAACGCAACATCCATCGCCCGTATGCGCGGCGTGGACCCTAATCTGATTGCGCTGGCAAAGAAAGCCCGCGAGATCTCTCCGATCCCGTTCGAGATCACCGAGGGGCTGCGCACGGCTGAGCGCCAGCGGTATCTGGTCAAGACCGGCAAAAGCCGCACGCTGAAGTCCTACCACTTGCGCGGCAAGGCGATCGATTTCGTCGCCATGCCAAGTGGCAAGGTGTCGTGGGAGCTGAAGGATTACAAAACCATCGTCGAGAAAGCCTTCAAGCCAGCGGCCAAGGCGCTCGGGCTTACGGATCGAATTGTGTATGGCGTCTATTGGAAATCAATCGTGGATGGTCCTCATATAGAAATTCACGACTAATGATACAGGAAACGCTGCGCTTTCTGGTCTGGTCCGCCGTGTTCTCGCTGTCGCTCTGGGCGATAGCGTTACTGGCAGGCTGCTCGGTCGAGGGCGCGGGGTTTACCAATAACGGACGGCCGGTCAAGCCCGTCGTATGTAAAGAAGTCCATCCCGGCTACATGAGGTGTAAAAATGTTGACTAACTGGATGACCACGATTCCCGGCGTTCTCTTGCTGCTGCGCACGCTCTGGGACGCCTGGACGACCAAGACCGTCAACTGGGGCGAACTTCAGGACGCCCTGATCGCGCTGGGCCTGATCGCCGCCAAGGACTGGAACGTCACAGGCGGCTCCCGTCCCACTGATTGAAAGCGACAGGCCGAAGTCGCCAAACCCAAGACAGTCGATGAAACGATTGATGATCTTGATGCTGGCCGTTTCTAGCGCGGCCTGTCAGACGACGAGCGGGGGTTGCCCTCCGCTCGTAAACTATTCCGCCGAACAGCAGGCGTCAGCCGCGCGCGAACTCCGACGACTCCCGAAAGGAAGTCAGCTCGCTCAGTTTGTCACTGATTACGGGAAGTTTCGCGCCGCGTGCCGGCTTTGACGCCCGCGCTACCTTCCGGTCAGCCTTCTTCTGATACTCGATAGTCTCGACGCCCTGCTTGGACGCGATGTAGTCCTCCGCAAACGTCGCGGCAAACATCTCATAGTTCATCGCGTCGACGTGGCTGTCGAGATGGGCAGGCGACGCAAACGCGCGGGCGTTCTTGACGCACGCCAGAATGATAGCGATTTCATAAGGATGGAAGTCCCGGCCAAGGCGCAGGCTGGCAAGGTCGGAGATCAACTGAAAGTTGTCTTCAATACCGCCGTAGTTAGCGCCGCGCTCGGCGATTACGTCCCCGGCCAGTTTCAGAAGTTCGTGCGGTGTCATCTATTTCCCTCATCAATTCGGCCCGTTCACGCAACATCCGCAACGTCGTGAAACGCTGATGCAGACGTATAATGAAGGTGGACCGCCGAGCGTTACGGCGCTCGTCCTCCAAGAGGTCTAATACCTCCCGTTCCGTCAGGCTGGTCAGCACGTTCTGAAGTTCCGGCCAATTCACTTCAGTTCCTCCAAGGCGATCTCAGCCAATGTTCGTTTGTCATGTAGCGCGGCAAATATGCGCTCGTCAATAGTTTTGTTACAGATTATGACGTAACACCATACGTCGCGCGTCTGGCCGCTGCGGTGCAATCGGCCGATGGTCTGCTCGTAAAGCTCCAGCGACCATGGCAGCGACAGGAAGATGATCTTGTTACCCCCAAGCTGAAGATTCAGTCCGTGTCCGGCGCTTTTGGGATGGATCGCCAGAAGCTGAATCTTGCCTTCATTCCACCGGTCGATGGCGTTCGGTTCGTCTATTGTAGCTACATTGAACCGGCGCTTCAGTTCGGCTAGCTCTTCCTTGTAATTGTAGACGACGATGGTGTTGTCGTGCTGGTTCTCTTCGAGGATGTCGTCGAGCATGTCGAACTTGTGGTCTGACAGCCATTCTGCGCCGGCTTCGCCATAGACAAACCCGCCTGCGAGTTGCTGTAGTTTTTGCGTTACAACGGCCGCTGTCGGGGCTGTGATCGTCTGGCCCAACTCCAGAACGAACTCGCGTTTCATCGTGTTGTATGGCTCCATATCCATATCGCAGCGCATCTCGACGACATGAAGCGGCGGTAGCTTGTCCTTATATTCGCCCGGCTCCAGCACGTAGGTTGCCGGTTTGATAGCTTCCATAACCTTCGGCAGCGCGCCCGGCAGCGGCTCCCACTGGCCATACTCGCGGTTGATGCAGTAGAAATACTGTTGCAGGAACGCGCCCTTGCTGCGCCCGAGCAGCGACTGATCGACGACCTTGCACTGGCCGAACACATCCTCAAGACCGTTCGACGTGAAAGATCCGGTTAATCCCCAGCGGATCTGGAACTGATCGAGGATCTTTAACAGGTATTTGAACCGTTTGCCGGACGGATTTTTCAGCCGTGTCAGCTCGTCGAAAACAATACCGTCGAAGTTCTTCGGATCTATGGATGGGATGTTGTCATAGTTGGTGACGACGATATCGGCGTCTGATTCGAACGCAGCCTTGCGTTGTGCCGGCGTGCCGACTGCAACCGCCAGCTTCATATGCTCAGCCCACTTCTTGACCTCGACCGGCCAGACCGACAGACACACGCGCTTCGGCGCAAGCACAAGCCAGCGATCACAGTGGCCGCGCGCCGACATGTCCGACATGGCCGTGAGCGTGATTGCTGTTTTTCCTGCACCGACCGGCGCAAGGATCATGGCTCTGTCACGGGAGAAGAGGAAGTCGGCGGCTTCATGCTGGTAAGGCCTAAGCATCCATAAACGCCTTTATGACTTCTGCCGCGAGCGGCGGGACAATCGCGTTGCCGTAGGCGCGCAGTCGTCCCACGCGATTGGGAACCCCATCAACCAACAAACAAACTCCGGATTTAACGCGCCTCGTTTTTCCATCGGCTCCCCGTCGCCACTCCACGCCACTCGTCCAAGCAGAGCATTCTCCGGGACGTTCGGACAGTAGCTCCCGTCCTTCCCGTCCCTGGTCGTCGGCGTCGGCCATGTCGCTGCCGCCGTCTGAATATTCATCCCGCCGTCTCTGCCTGATGTCCCTGCGCCTGTCGTGCAATTCGCCGTCGGCGTCGGCCACGTCGCGATCCAGGCCGCATCCGCCAATGCCGTCTGCACCCCGCCCTCCTTCATACGCTGCGGGTTCTTGCTGTTCTTCGTCGTCTTGTGCGCTGTTGGCGTAGGCCACCCCCATGGCTTGTTGCCGCACACCCATGTTTTGCGCGACCCAATACAGTCGCTGCCGGATGTGCGGCGCGTTCGCGGAGCAAGCCGGGATATCAACCGCCCTTGCGCCGTAACCTTCTCCTTCCAGATCAGATCTGACTCCGTCGAACCAATTGTAGCCAGCCGCTCCCGCAACCTGCTCTCCCATGACGACAGCGGGCCTGCAGGCACGGATGAGGCGAAAGAAGTCGGGCCATAAATGCCGCTCGTCGGCGGCGCCTCTTCCCTTACCCGCGACACTGAACGGCTGACACGGGCAGGAGCCTGTCCAGACGGGTCTGTCGTCTGGCCACCCCGCGAGGCGCATGGCGAGGCTCCACCCGGCGATGCCGGCGAAGAAGTGACATTGGGTATAGTCTGCAATATCCATTGGCTGAACATCGACTATTGATCTTTCATCTACATCGCCGTCAGGGATATGTTTGGCTTTTATCAGGTTACGCAGCCATTCCGCTGCGTAAGGATCTATTTCGTTGTAGTACGCTCGGTTGCCCATCTGTCAACGGCCTCGATAGAATTAAGACATGCGTAGTTCTGGTTAAGCCGACGCATGTCGCTTGCGAATATTTTCTGCAACGCGGACAGACGCCCGCGCTCCGTTTTCAGTTCGATGAACCACGCCTCGCCGTTTGGCAACACGACAATGCGGTCGCTGACGCCCCGGTTTGACAGGCTGTTGAATTTATACGCCAATCCGCCCATAGCTTTCACGGACTTAACGAAATACGCTTCGATGTCTTTCTCAAGCATAAAAATATTTGTTGCACGAATCATAAAATTTGTCTAGGCTGCTCTTCATCAAACAGTGAGGTAAAGTCCAATGAGCCAGAGAGACAGCGGTTACACCCGCGTCGCGTTCGATCAATATGAAACCCCCGAGTGGGTCACGCGGGCGCTGTTACCGCACATACCCCATATGAACCCGCGTTGTCGTATATGGGAGCCGGCTTGCGGGTCCGGTAAAATGGCGTGTGTGCTAGGCGCAAAATTATCAACGGATATACAGCAAGGCGTAGATTTTCTGCTGACGCCAATGAGTGACGAAATTGATGCTATAATCACTAACCCACCTTACTCAATAGCCACTGAATTTATAGAACACGCGCTTGCGTTGACGGAAGACGAAGGGGGTTTCGTCGCCATGCTGTTGCGCACAGACTTTGACCACGCCAAGTCGCGCCGGCATCTGTTTGCGGATCATCCGGCGTTTGCCAAGAAATTGGTCCTGACCAAACGCATACAATGGTTTGAGGATAGCAAGTCGTCGCCGTCATTCAATCACGCATGGTTCATATGGGATTGGTCGGGGATGTCAGCCTATCCTGTGTTAGCCTATCACTTTGAGGATTGATCGTGTCACACAGCAACATCGTTGGCGGCTCGACCGCCAAGCGGCTTATCAACTGCCCCGGTTCGCGGGCGCTTGTGGATAAAGTCCCACCGTCTCCATCAACATCATACGCTGAAGAAGGAACGCGGCTGCATAACGCTATGCACGCGATCCTGTCACTGGACGCAAAAGTCGAGGACTTTGACAACCACGAGAAATTGCAGTTTGCTCTCGGCGCTTTGAACGAAATAGATCCTAACCGTGAACTGGAGTTTCAGACCGAGTTGACGGTGCATTATGGAGGGTTTCTTGCAGGCGTATTTGGATCAGTCGATCTCATTGGCCGAATCGGCCGCCGTGCAGTGGTTCTTGATTGGAAGTTTGGTGATGGGGTGGCGGTGGACGCTGAAGAAAACCATCAGCTTCTGTTTTACACCGCTGCTGCTATGCGCACACCCGAGGCACGTTGGGCGCTGGAAGGCGTGGATGAAGTAGAACTTATCATTGTCCAGCCGCCGCGCGTCAGCCGGTGGCTTACTACACCCGGTCGCGTAAAGGCTTTCGAGCGCACGCTGTATGACGCCGTGCAAACGTCGTTCAGACCTGACGCGCCCCTTAACCATGGCGATCATTGTCGTTGGTGTCCTGCGAAGCCGACATGCCCTGCAATCACGGGGCAGTTGGAGCGCGCGATAGCAACGAAGGTGAAAGCTATTGACCCGGAGAAGATGAACTATGCTTTGGCGATGGCGCTCCTTGCGGAAGAATGGGCGAAAAGCGTGCGCGAACTTGCGCAGACGATGCTTAAAAATAAAGCGCCAATCGACGGATGGAAGCTCGTGCCCAAGCGCCCTACACGACAGTGGGTCGACGAGGGAAAGGCAAGAGCAGCTATTGCAGAAATGGGATTTAATCCCGAGGATTTGATGGTTATGAAGAGCCCGGCGCAGGCCGAGAAGATCTGCGGCAAGCTGCCGAAGGAACTCTTCGTTTCCATCTCCACAGGTAACACCATCGCGCCGGAGAGCGATCCCCGGCCGGCGGTGTCTACGCTGGGCTCCGACATTCGTCGGGCCTTCTCTAAACTAGAGGTAAAGTAAATGAATATCGTAAAGTTCGGTAACGCTAACCTTCCCACGGCGGCGTCGCTCGCGGCGGCGTTGCGTAAGACAGCCGAAGAGGCCGCGTCGGGTCCGGGCGTCATCCTGAAAATGGATAAGACCGGGCACTGGGTCTATGGCGCTGACCAGACCGAAGTTGACCGTAGCGGAATCTGGGCGGTCAATCCGCTCTCATTCATTCACGGTTACATCGCGTGGGGTGAGGGTGAGGTTCTTGGCGAGCATATGGTCCCGATCACTGATGAGTTGCCGGAGCTGGATGCAGCGCCGCCGAACGCCAAGCGTGGTTGGGAGCCGCAGGTCGGCATGAGCCTGAAGTGCATCAGTGGCGAAGACAAGAACGTGGAGGCGCGCTTTACGACGACTGCGGTCGGCGGGAAGAAGGCGATGCACGCGCTTGCGATGAAGGTGGCCGAGCAGGTCGAGAAAGATCAGGAAAAGCCTGTGGCGCTGGTAAAACTTGGTTCCGATCATTACCAGCACAAGAGCTATGGCCGGGTCTTCACGCCTGTGTTCGAAGTCACTGACTGGATTGGGCTCAACGGCCCGGTCGAAGAGGCTGACACGGACACTGGCCGTCGTCGTCGTAGCTGATACAGAGCGGGGGCCTAGCGCCCCCGTTTTCTTCGAGAGGGTGAGATGGAAAAGGTTAGCTACTACAAATACGACGCTAAAGATCAAAGGCACATGCTGATATCGCTGCCCCGCGTCAAATGGCTGGAGCGAGATCCTGACTACCGGCCGCCCGCGCCGCCTGTTGAGATCAAGGAAGATCGACGCAAGGACGCGCGGATCGGCAATAAGGCTGGCGTCAAGTATGACAGGCCAGCGCAGAGAAGCGACGCGCTGTCGCCCGCGCAGAAACAAGCGTGGGATCTGTATAGCGGCGGCATGTCGTTTGTTAACATTGGCGTAGAGATGAACCGTTCGACCAACGCGGCCAGCAAGCTGGTCGCACAGGCGAAAGAGAAACTCGGGATAGGGCTGGAAAAATGACTGAATGGAAACCTTTCAACACAGCGCCTGACACGTTCATTCTGGCGTGGTGCCCGCTTCGTGAGGGTATGATGGAGGACGGCGAGTTTAACCCGACGATTGGTCGGATGATGGTAGGATTCCCAATATTTCCGAAAAAGCGCCGCACAACGAGCCATGGTATTCGCAACAACTTCAAACTGGGGTTCGACGGGCGCGGCAGACAGTTTTACGCGACGCATTGGATGCCGATACCCGAGAGACCTGCGACGGACGATGTTCGCGCCGCACTGAATGGAGAGAAGTGATGAATAAGTTTACCGAAGACACAGTAACGCTTGCGTATGAAATTCAGGCCGTTTGTAATAATCACATGGCGAAACATCGGACTAAGGACGCTACCATACAGACCGTTTGGGCGCTTGCCGACCTACTGGGGATTTATATAGCTCTTGGTAACCCGCCCGAAGGTATTCTTGACGATATACTTGAGCATGTGCGTAAGAGTTCTGAGCGCGATGTTAGCACGATTCAAACGCTCAACGTGAACGAACTGCAATGATCTTCTGGGCTGACTTCGAGACAGCCAGCGAGTGTGATCTACCGGAGGCGGGCGTATATAACTACGCCCGTCATCCGTCGACCCGCGTGCTGTGCATGTCATACGCCTTCAACGACGGGCCTGTGATGACGTGGCGGCCGGGTGAGCCTATGCCTGACGTGCGCGGTCAGATCCGGGCGCATAACGCCGCGTTCGAACGGCTGATCTTCTGGCATGTCCTCAAGATGGACATTCCCCTGGAGCAATTCTACTGCACCGCTGCGCAGGCGCGTGCGAACTGTGCGCCGGGCAGTCTCGAAGACGTTGGCCGCTTCGCCGGTCTGTCAATGCGCAAGGATCATCGCGGCGCATATCTCGTCCGCAAGTGCTGTATGCCGCCCTATAACACTGAGCTGCTGCCCGAACTGATCGAATATTGCGAGCAGGACGTTCGAACGATGCGCGCCGCCAGTCAGGCCATGCGCGAGCTGACGCCCGAAGAACTGGAGGACTATCATGTTAACGAGCGTATTAACGACCGTGGTGTTCTTGTCGATATCGCTCTGTGCAGCGCGGCGGTCAAGTATGCGGCTGACGAGCTTCGAGAGATTCAGGACACCGTCGTTGAGATCACAGGCGGCGAAATCACGAGCGTTCGAAGTCCTCGTATGCGACTGTGGGTGCAAGAAAGGCTTGGCCCTGAAGCGTTGAAGCTGATGCAGCGCGAAGACAAGATGTCAATCGACAAGAACGTTCGAGCCAACCTGTTGGCTATGGACAACCCGGAAGAGGTGCCTCCCGATGTCAGAGAAGTTATCCAGTGCGCCGATGACCTTTGGGCATCGAGTGTGGCAAAGTTTGATCGTCTTCGCAGTTTGGCTTGCGCTGACGGCCGCGTTAGAGGCGCTTTTGTTTTTGCCGGAGGATCAGCCACAGGACGCGCGTCTAGTTACGGCGCGCAGGTTCACAATGCGCCACGTAAATGCGCAGATGATCCCGCCAGCGTGCGACACGCGATGGTGCGAGGTCACGCCATCGTGCCGAAATACGGCCGGCGCGTTACTGACGTATTGCGTGGTATGCTGCGGCCCGCTCTGATACCAGCCAAAGGCTCCTCTTTCGTCGTCGCTGACTGGTCGGCCATTGAGGGCCGTGTCAATCCATGGCTGTCCGACAAAGGCCATAAAAAGCTACAGCATTTCCGTGAAGGTCTGGATGTCTACAAGGTCAACGCGGCAAAGACGTTCAACGTAGGCTATGACGACGTGAACAAGGAACAGCGTCAGATCGGCAAGGTGCAGGAGCTGGCGTGCGGGTTTGGCGGCGGTATCGGCGCTTTTGCTGCTATGGGTCGTATCTACGGAATCAACCTGCCCGAGCCGCAGGCGCGCAAGATGGTAAACGCGTGGCGGCTGGCCAATGACTGGGCACCGCCGTTCTGGCGTGATCTGGAAGTTGCATACATTCGTGCGCTGCGCAACAAAGGTAAAGAGTTCACGGCAGGAAAGATAACCTACCTCGCAGACGGCAAGCATCTTTGGTATTGCCTACCGTCAGGCCGTGTGCTTTGCTATCCGTTCGCCCGATTTGAAGACGACGGCGGTATCACCTACGCCAAGGCGTCGTGGAAACCCGCTGCTGATGCGAAGGAGTGGCCCCGTGCGCGTCTGTGGCCCGGACTGGCATGTGAGAATGTCACACAAGCGACCGCCCATGACCTTCTTCGTGAGGCTCTTCGCCGTCTTGACGGTGTGGTTCTGCATGTTCACGACGAGATCGTTATTGAGACTGACGAGCCGGAAGCCGCAAAAGAACGATTAGAGGAAGTTATGACAATGCCGCCGTCATGGGCGGAAGGATTACCGCTCGACGTAGAAGCGAGCATTATGGGGGTTTACGGAAAATGAAAATAGTTCCTTTGGAACTGCGAGAGCTAAATGCTTTCGTAAGCGAACATCATAGACACCATAAGGCGGTGCAAGGCCACCGATTTTCGATTGGTGTAATTGTCGACGGAAAACTTTGCGGGGGCGCATCTGTAGGCCGCCCTGTTGCCCGATTAACGAATGCGAAAGAAGTTTTAGAAGTAACGCGGTTGGTCACTGACGGAACAAAAAACGCTTGTTCTTTTTTATACGCTGCCGCTGCCCGAATAGGAAAAGAACTTGGGTATAGAAAAATCCAGACGTTCATTCTTGACAGCGAAACAGGTGTCTCTCTGCGCGCGTCGGGGTGGTCGTTAGAAAGTATTAGCGCCGGAGGCGATTGGACCAGAGTTTCGAAACCTGACCGAAGACAAGATCAGCCACAATGCCCGAAACAAAAATGGTCTAAGGATTTAACATGACACTCTTCGAATACTTCACAAAGCTCGCGCCGGAAGGCGAGACAGCCCTGATCGTCAAACAGATCGACACAAGCAAGCTGCACGCTGACGGAACGCCGCGCTATACATGGCCCGCCTATTATCCGTCGCACAAGCGACGTGAGGGTGAGAGCTGGTTTATCAATACCGGATCGTTCATCATTGACCGATTCAAGAACGGCAAGCCGTCTGCGTCTGTGGCGAATTGCACGCATGTCCTGTTTATGATGCTGGACGACATCGGCACGAAATCCAAAACGCCGCCGCTTGCGCCTACAGCCATCGTCGAGACAAGCCCCGGTAATTTCCAATACTGGTATGCCTACAGCGATCAGCCGACAGTCGAGCAGCATTGCGCCGCGTTGTCAGCTATCGCACGCGCAGGCTACACCGATCCGGGCGCGACTAATGCCGTGCGTAACTGTCGTCTTCCGGGTTCCGTAAATGTGAAACCGGGACGCGAAGCGTTTGAATGCCGCGAGGTAGAGTTTCACCCCGAGCGTGAGTATACACTACAAGAGATATGCGAGGCGCTTGGCGTCACGCCTGACGAAGAGAGCAGCCGCGCGAATAACATACGTCTTACGGATATCGGAAGCGACGACGTGCTAGCGTGGCTGAACGAGCAGGGACTTGTTACGTCGCGCGTAAACGGTGAAGGCTGGTGCGGCGTTGTCTGTCCGAATCACGCCGAGCATACAGACGGCCAGCTAGAGGCCCGTTACATGCCGCAATCTCGCGCGTTCTGTTGCTATCACGGCCACTGCGAGAACCTCGACAGCAATTACTTCTGCGACTGGGTCGCCGAGCAGGGCGGCCCGCGTCATAAGCCGGGCATACGTGACGAGCTGATCGTCGAAGCGATGAAGCCGCTGAGCGGCCTGAAGCCGACAAAAGAATATCCGAACGTCGCTGACGAAATCAAAGCAGAGACGGAGCGCAAACAGGCGGGGCGTGAAAATCGCGCGGGCTGGCATAATCGTTTCGCCTATATCATGGTTGATGACGCCTATTTCGACCGGCACACCTGCACCGAGATCAGCCGCAAGGCGTTCAATGCTCTGTTCAAAGGCGTCGACTGCACGGTCGCGAGCGCTGACGGTAAGGCGCGCCGGGTCGAGGCGTCAACGTGGTTCGATACATTCCGCGAGGATTACGGCGCTTACGCCCTGCAGGGCATGACCTACGCAGCCGGTGACGATTGGATGGTCACGAACGGCGGCCTTGTCTACGGCAACGTCTGGCGCAACGCCCGGCCCAAGGTAACCGATTCCGGCGACCCGCAGATGTGGATCGACCACTGCCGGCGGCTTGTTCCTGACGAACGTGAGCTAGAGCATATATGGGACGTGATGGCCGTAAAGGCGCAGCAGCCGCGCACAAAGATCAATCACGCGATCCTGCACGGCGGCAACGGCGGTATCGGCAAGGATACGATGTGGTATCCGCTGCTCTGGGCGGTAGGCGGCGCGGACATGAAAAATGTTGCGATTATGGATAGAAATAAAATCAACAGCGATTTTGGTTATCATTTCCAGAGCGAGATAATAGTTCTGAATGAGCTAAAAGAGCCGGAGGCGAAAGAGCGCCGGGCGCTCGCAAACAAATTGAAGCCGGTGATCGCCGCGCCGCCGGATATGTTGACAGTCAACCGCAAGGGCCTGCACCCGTATGAAATGCCGAACAGGCTTTTCGTGCTGGCGTTTACGAATGAATCCATGCCGATTACGCTCGACTCCGACGACCGGCGCTGGTTCTGTATCTGGTCCGACGCGCCGAAGATGACGCCAGCGGAGATTGACAGGATATGGGGCTGGTATCGGTCCGGCGGCCTTGAGGCCGTGGCGGGCTGGTTGCGCGCCCGTGACGTGTCGGCGTTTAATCCGAAAGCAATACCGTTCTCTACCGAATATAAGCAGCGACTGATTCACACCGGCATGAGCCATGGCGAAGCCTACGTTTACCATCTGATTGAAAAAGGCGAAGCGCCTTTTGATGTCGATGTCATTGGCGGCCCCTGGCACAAGATATTGGACATAGTGAACGCGCCCCTGAACGGTTCGACGCGCGTTGTGCAACCGGCGCTGCTTCACGCTTTGAAAGAAGCCGGCTGGGTTGACAAGGGCCTGTGCTACTCAACAGACTTCCCGACGCGGAAACATTGTTTCGTCAAACCGCAAATCGCGGATTGGAGTCGGTCGGACATACGACGCAGACTGGCGGCGCTGACACGCGAAAAAGAGGATACAGCCAATGTCGTCTCAATCGCTGAACGTATATCCAGTGTTCATAAAACATCTGGGTGACCTGACTGAGGCCGTCGAACTTTATCTTGACTGGGCGTCAAGTCCAGGGGACGATGACTGTCCGCCCGAGCTGATAGACCAGCTCTGTGCAGCGCAGGAAGAGGCGCGGGCGCTACTGGATGGGCTCGGCTATGGTTCGGAACCTAATTGATCTTTTGATCTGCGTCGCAGCATGGCTGACAGAATACGGGTGCGGATGGCCTCGTCATGAACCTCCGTTAGCGCCTCTTCGAGCGCGAGGCGTAACCGTTCGGACTCGTCAATCGCCCCGGTGATCGTCCACTGGGCTCTTTGACGCGCCTCTTCATAGCCTTTCAGATAGGCTTTTGAGACCTCTTGCTGGAGCGCCTTGAGGCGTTCTTCGAACTCGGCTGCGTTCATATGCGCGCCCCATAAGAAAACGCCCGGCTTTTGAGGGCCGGGCAGTCGGGGAGAAAACGCACGGGGGTGCGCCATTGGCTATATATTGCACGTTCCGTCTGAGCAGTAAAGTATGTCCAGACGCCGGACAATCTCCTGTTCTGTCATAACAGGATGCTCCGGCGCGGATGGCTCTAAAGTGCGCCAGAAAGCCCACAAGGGCGGGTTTACGGTGTAGGCCGGTATATCCCTCGGCAAGTCGGGAATGACGGCCTGTAAGGCTTCGTATTGCTCTTCGAAGGTCATTAGCGCACCCCTAACAGTATCTCTATTATTACGGCGATCAATATTGCCATGAGACTATCTTTCTTCATAGTTTCTCACCGCTCGCATAACCGCCGGGTGCGT